GCATAGAGTCCGGGTTTAGTCGCCATATCAACACTTCCATCGTTTAAGAGCTGCTTTAGCGCGTTCGCCGTCTTTGGCGTTGGCCGCTACTGCGCCCATCCTTGCACAAAATGAATCCTTGCGACCTTGGTCTGCCTTGGTCTTGGGGTTAGGCGCTGGCGCCTTGAGGTTAGATCCAGTGGCGGCGTTGTACTTCTCACGCCCTTTGGCCGTCAGGCCAGCGCCCTTGGACACCGGCAACTTTTCGCCTCTGCCAACAGACAACGACACACTTTTCTTTGTAGCCATTACGACCCCATCCAAGAAGTTGCAACCACGCCTCTGTCACTGTATGTGCGGCGCTGCGTGGATTCACGCGCCTCACGGTGGGCCACGGCAAAGGCAAAAGTCACGCAGATCGCGTCAGCCGCGTCTGGTGACGCCAAACCGCGCGCCTTCATGTCCTTTTTCGACTCCAAGAAAATAGTACCCTTGGAGTCGGGCTTCATCATAGGCGAAATTAAATCAGTTTTCAAAAACCTGTCAAGCGGGATTGAAGCAGTTTTTAGCCAATCCTTCATTTTGCCCCACATTTCGGCTCTTTTGTTGCCATACATGACCGGATTCGTCGATTTATTGCCAAAGTTGACACCTTTGACTTTGTAGCGTTGCTCCTTCAATCGGTCAACAATACCAGCCCCAAGGCCACCTTCGTCGATCACGACTAGCGTGGGCTTATATTCCTCAATCGCCTCAATCACATGGCCCACCACCGTCATGGTGTCGTCGCCCCGATGGCGCTGGATTGAGATAATGTCTCGTCCTTGCCGCACTGCAATAACTGTTGCATCCGCACCAAAGCGGGCGGGGTCTACGCCGATCACAATTGGGGCGCTGGCGTCCTGATACTTAGGCCGCTTCATTGCTTCGTCTACTAAGTTAGCCGATATGAACTGATCGTCGCCCTCTGACGGGAATTGACCGTACACCTCGACGTGCGCCTGTGATGAGTCAGCGCCGTACTCGTCAATGATCTGCTGATAGACCTGCTTGTCCGTCCCTTCAACTGTTCGGGCGTCCACCACCTTGGTAATCCAGAACTCCCGCTTGCTGTTAAAGGCTTCGTAGAAGTACCCAGTGTTGCGCCGTGGATTGCTGAAGGCCATCCAGAAACGGTTAGGCGTATTTTCCGTGAAAAATCCACTCGTCACCGCCCAGATGCTGTCTTCAATACCTGACGCTTCGTCAAACACGACCAGCACACCGTCAAAGTTGTGCACTCCAGCATAAGCGTCAGGATTCTCGGCTGACCAAAGCCGTCCCTCAACGCCCCAGTAGCGCGTGCCTTTCTTGAGATCACGCTCGACCAGTTCGGTGAGCCACTTGGCTGGCATCACTCTTGTCGCCGACACCTCAAACCAATGGCTGTTGATTGCAGTCGCCAACCACTTGGTAATCTCGGCCCATGTGACCGACCTTAACTGAGACTCACTGTTGGCCGAAATAATGGTCGTCGAGCCAATCCGCGTGGTTAGCATCCAAATCGTGATCCATGAGACTAGGGCCGACTTGCCAATACCACGGCCAGATGAAACGGCGTGTCGTAGTGTATTGAAGTCTAGCTTGCCTTTGTTGGCTTGGATGTGGTCAGTAATCTCTTGCAAAACCTCGCGCTGCCATTTGCGTGGGCCTTTAAAATGCTCCAGTGGCGTGCCTGGTTGCCCCCAAGGAAACGCAAACATTACAAACGCTAATGGGTTGTCCTTGATCGCTGGCGCCCACAACCGCGCCATGAGTTCCTGTTCGTCTTCAGCGCTGTATATGGTCGATTGCATGTTTTACCGATGGTTCTATTACTTGGGCGTCGCTCACATCTATGACATCTAAGGCCCGCTTAGTCGCCTCGGCCAGCGCGCCAGTAATTGAGATGCGCTGATCCACTTCAACAGATATGGCTTGCTTGGCCACCCAGCCGTGTTGATGTTTGAGAATTTCTAACGCCGCTTTGGCGTCGCCATCTAGCGCGGCGGCGTGCATTATTTTGGAAAGCTCTATCTCGCCATCAGCCTTGCCCTTTTGCGCGGCAAGTTCCACCACGGGGTCAAGTTGCGTGAGTTGTCTGTATTCAATAGGCAGCATGCCTGCGGCTAAAGCAAGTGCGTCGCCCTTGAGGCCAAGTTTGGCCGCGTCATATACCGCCTTCAAGCGCGACTCTGTCGCTTCGACCTTGCGCGGTGTAAATGGAATCGAGTAGAACATTTGCTCTCCATGCTTTTTGCACGTGGTGCGAGTTTACAACAAAAAATAATTTAGCCAAGGGGGCTATTTTTCTACAAGAAAAAAAATTGTTCACGACACGTACGTTTCTGCTGGCCCTGTGCCGCCGGCCCTACCCATCCCCCTCCTAGCATTGTGGGTATTGCCAGCGGCCAGCCGGCGGACCGGTCGGCGGCCATTGGGTCATTTGGGTCATTTGGGTCACGGTTTTTTATTGCATGGCCATGCATGCCGTTGGGTCATTTGGGTCATTGTTTTTGCATAGCCCAAATGACCTAAAGCCATGGCGCCAGCGCGCGCGAAGCTTTAAAGCTTTGGGTCATTTGGGTCATTTGGTCATCGATTTAAAATTGGTGGCGGACGCGGCGTGGGCGTGGCCGTACAGTTTACTAGGTATATACCCTTATATCAAAATCTTTTATTTTCTTAATTGGAAACCATGACCCAAATGACCCAAAGCATATAAATTCCCAGTATTTGCGCGGGTTTGCCTTTAGGTCAATCGGCGCGCCAGCATGGCCAAAGCATGACCTAAAAAACCCAAAGCCCTACAGTTTAGTCAACTATTAAATAAATGTTGACGTAGTGTATATACGCTATGCTACAATAGCTACATCAACACAAAAACAGTTGATAAAACCTAATCTACTCTAAAGGCAAACCATGAACAAATCAGAGATCCGCGAAGTACAAAAGATTAAACAGTATCACGCTGCTGGCCTAGGCCTAGACTTTTGCGCGCGTGCATTGTCCGCGTTGATTCGCGCAGCGCGCACCAACAAAAGCAAAATTGAATTGTCCCGCGTTGCAGCCGATATCGGCTGCCAGCGCCACCCTGAATTCATTTGCTAAGCAAACCGGCCGGCCATGCGCCGGCCCTCATTCACTAAACTAAACTAAGGTAAAACAACATGAAAAAAGCATTATTTTTAGATCTACTGGCGGCCGTGGTTATCGCGGCGGCGCTCACAATCGGCGCCCTGGCCTATTTTGACGTTTTAACCAAATAAGGGGCCAGCCATGCAAGTACATTTGACACTCAAAAGCGCGAACGTCAAAACCGGCCCGATACCGGTATCAACGACGGAGCGCGATAGCTGCCCGGCCGATTGCAGCATGAAAGGTGAATGCTACGCGGCCAGCGGTCCGCTGGCTTTGCATTGGAATGCCGTGAGCGATAAAAAGCGCGGGTCCGAATGGCCAGAATTTTGCGACACTATCGGCGCGTTACCCGCTGGCCAATTGTGGCGCCATAACCAAGCCGGGGATTTACCCCAAGTTAACGGGACAATTGACCCGGTCAAATTAGGCCAACTTGTCGCGGCCAATAAAGATAAACGCGGGTTTACTTATTCTCACCACCGCGACGCCGCGTCAATTGATTGGATACGGCATGCCAATAATTGGGGTTTCACGGTCAATTTATCGGCCAATGATTTAAACGACGCCGATTATTTGGCCAGTCAGAATGCCGGTCCCGTCGTTGTCGTTCTACCGTCGACGCAGAATGAAAACCTAAAAACGCCAGCCGGGCGGCCGGTGGTGGTTTGCCCGGCCACCCAGCGCGACGACGTGAGCTGCGCGACATGCCAGCTTTGCCAGCGCCAGCGCGCGGCCATTGTAGGATTCCCGGCGCATGGTTCGCGTCATCGCGTCATCAATTTAAGGCTGGCATCATGATAAAAAGCATGCGCGCAAAATTTCCCGGCCATTGCAGCCGGTCCGGCGCCCGAATAAACCCGGGCGACGATATTAAATTTGACACTGTAACGCGCCGCGCATGGCTGGAAGAGCCCGGCGATACCCGCGTCATTTTCTACGGCGAGCATGGCGCCAGCGTATTCCACCGGAACCCGCGCGGCCGGTGCATTGATGCGCCATGCTGCGGCTGCTGCACTATTTAAGGGGCCAATATGACCTATGAAATACAAACCCGCATGCTGCACGGCTGGGAAAGCGCCGGGGATCAATTCGACACGCGCGACGCGGCGGCGGCCGATTTGGCCGATTTGCTGGCCGATTTGGCCCACGCCGTAGAGCATGGCCACATGGCCGATTTTAACCCCTCTGATTATAGGATTCAAAAATTATGACCCATTATGACAAAACACTTATTACCTTTCACCGTGGCAATGCATTTTCACCGGAGGGCATAACCCCGGCGCCGTTCGCTATTTTGACGATTAACGACCTAGTTGACCGTGAATTGATCGATTCAATTTGCGCCCTAGTGCGCGAACACGTTAATAAGGTCCACGCGGACCATTGCAACATTAAATTCAACTTAGAAGATTGGGACTGTTAAATGCTAAAAATGAGACTAGGACGGACAATCTACATTGTCAACGACGACCACGCCGGCGCGGTAATGAATGAGCATGCCAAATGCACCGGCAAGCATAGGACCGTAAAAAGTAAGGGCGCGGAGCTGCGCCGGTTTCCCGATTATTGGGACGGTATGAGCACGGCCGATTATGTGGCCATGTACTACGGTTTAAATAGTACCTCGAGCCGATTCCCTTCGGCTAAGGGCGCGCCGTACGGCACCGGGAACACCCTCACGGGCTTTTATGAGAATCTAAACACGGCGCCAGCGGCCACCTATACCGAAGAGGACCTATATGAAAACGAAGGATAATCTACACCCCCTCATGCGCGAGATAATCGCGCCATGGGCGCCCCTCACGTACGCGGACCATTATTATGTTGATTTGGGTTATCGGCACGAATTGGGCAAAGTGTCAGAGCATGAATATAAGATGGCGCTGGCGGAGGGACCCGAGGCCCGGCGCCTTATGCACCGGGGCGCGCTCGAGGCCATGCAGAGGGCCTATTGACATGGTCCTATTGATTGCGCTTATACTGGCGGCGCTGCTGGTCGTTCTCCTCGACCTTTAGCGGTTGCCAAACCTTTTAAGGCCCCTTCACAGGGGCCTTTTTTTGTCTACTTCACCAGCCGGACCGATTGCAGGGCCGGCAGGTCCTCCACCATGCGCCGAAGGTCCGACTTGCTCATGTTGGCCATGTCAGGGGCGCAGAATAGGTGCTTTTTACTTTGGAAGTCACCGGACGCCACGCGGCCCAAATCGACCCAGCCAGCCTCTTTAAGCGCATGCAATAACGCGGGCTGGGGGACCTTCACGCCACTAGGGGCGGCGCCAGCCACGCGGTCACACAGTGCATGGAAGGGGGAAGCCACCACGCCCTTAGAAAACTCGCCCAGGCGGCCGCGCATGAGTTCCACAAGGTAGGACTCGGCCATGCTCATACCATGCTCGACAAGGTTTAATTTGAATTCGGTCATCATGGGCGCAGCGCCAGGATTAAAGGCGGACACGTCACGGGCATGCAGCCACGCGCCCACGGCGGCGAACCCGCCGGTTTTGTACCAGTCCCACATCTTGGCGGCGGCGTCGGCGGCCATGCGCGGGGCATGGGACCAGATGCACATCCACCGGCGGTCTTGCGAATCTAGGCTAATCGGCACGGGGTCATTTGAGAACGCCAACACGAACACGCGGTTCGCCATTTGGTAGGGGTGCAGGCCCTTGCGGTTAACGGTCAACATTTCAGGCGGCGCGGCGATGATTGGCTTTAATTTGTTGGCCAGCGCGCGGCGCTCTTTGGCGTCGGGTTCTTTCAACTCATTAAGTATAAGTATCTCGGACTCGAGGGCATAGCCAAATTGGCTGCTCATTGTGTCGTTATCCAAAAGGCCACGGTTTTTAAGGTGGGGGCCACACACGGCCCAAATGAACGGCGCCCACATGGTGTCTTTGCCGGACCCTTGGTCACCACCGTGCAAAACGGCGTGATTGATCTTGATGTTGGGGTGTTGCAGTTTAAAGGCCATCACGTTCAAGATGTGGTCCAACTCACGGGCATCGGGCACTAGCGTTTTGCAGTGGTCCATCCATGGGGATACGTCACCAGCGCCCACGGGTGGCCGGGCATCGCGCCAGCGGTTGCCGTATAGGTCACCATCGCGCGCCACAATGACCGAGTCACCAGCAGCGTACGTTATGCCGACAAGGGCCTTGGCGCCCATGGTCTGGCGGTTTTCATCAAAGCAAACCGACGCCTCGACCTTGGGGTTTTTGCCATGGATTGACTTGCAGGGGATGTGACGGAACAAGGCGTTGAAGGTCTGGCGGGAGATCTCGCGGCGGTCTTGCATGTCAAAGTAGGATTCGTCGTCTTGAATGTAGGCGAAGCGCTCATACCACTGCGCCTTCTCAATACGGCCCAACTCTTTGCGCTCGACCTCGGCAATCACGGCGGCGGCGTCATCGGTGAACATGTCGCTGGGTTTCAGTTTGGCTAGAGCGGTATCCATGGCCAAAGTCAAAAGCTCTTCGCGAAGGCCCGGCGCATGCTTGGGGCCACCATTGTCGGACACCCATTTGAGAAACGCGTTAGAGTCAAAATCAATGCAGTGGCTGTGCAGGCAACGGTAAGCGCGGTTGGCCGGCATATAACGGCCTTCGGGATTGCCGTCAGTATGTTCTGCGTTGTTAGGGCAGACTACGCCAGCCCAACCTTCGTGGTTAGGCTTAGATAAAAGTGCGCCATGACCACTGAGCCAAGCCATTACATCGTCAGCACCGTCGTCTGACAAGCGAATGGGGCGCACGCCGATAGAGTCAGCGGGTGCGGGTGTCACGTTAAGCGCCGCGCAAATTTCATCCAATGTAAAGTCACGCGTTGGCTCAAACTCGACCAACTTAGCGGCAAAGTTGTTGCGGTTAGGTTTTAAATTGATTGAGCCGGGCAAACGGAAATTACGCACCGCGTTAACTGCGCCTTTGTCGGTGTAGCCTGCATCGGCAATGGCTTTAATGGCAGCGGCAAAATCGCCTTTGGTGGGCTGGTCTGAGAAGGCATAGCCCCACTGGAATGAGCCGGGCGACGTCTCAATTTTCCATGTCGGCTCAAGCGGAGGTATGTTGGGGGCTTTTTCAGGGTCGCCCACATCGTCTAGCACCATCACAAGCACATACTCACAGCAGGCAACGCTGGCGCTTGGATAGCCGTCTTTAAAGCGGTCGACAATGAACGACGCAGTATTGCCATAGATCGCCCAATCAGGTTTGGTGCGTGCGGTAGGCAACATAGCAGGCCAAGTGCATTTAATCGCACCGTCGGGGAAAAATTGCATCTGCCCGTCCTTTAGTTGAGGCTTCTGACGCACGATCAGCGCAGTTTCACCCTCGGGAGCCAAAGAAATTAAAAATTCAAGAAAGTTCATTTGCCATACCTTTTCATAGTTTCAACTTCAGCGTTCAAGGGTAGGCCATCTGCCCACTCTGGCGCTGTACACATCACACGTTTTAAGTTCTCGGCAGCTTCTGGGTCTACCGTTTCAAGCACAATTTCATCATGCACATGTAGCACGACATCATCAAGCTGGCGCAGGGCGTGGCGAAGCAAATCGTTGGCCACTGCCTGAGTCACATTTTCACATGCCAAGCCTTTCCAAAGCCTTGCTCTAGGCCATTCTTTTGCATCTTGCGCGGGCTTCCATGCCGCTTTGGCATAACTGACGCCCTCCGATTCCAGTTTGGCATAGGGGTAGCACAAAATGCGGCCTGAAGGTAGGGCATACCATAGGTGCTGGCCATCGTACAAATATGTTATACGGCCAGCCTTAAATTCACGCCCCTTGTTTCTCATTGCTCGGGTATACGATTCCTCAAGTGCTGACCAATAAGGAACAGCCCACCCATTAGCACGCCGCCAGCCGTCAACCATGCGCTTGGCGACAGGTTCAGGAAGACTGATCCCATAAGCCCGACCCATAGCAGCAAAGGCGCCAACACCGCCAGCAAAACCGCAAGCAAGTTCTTGAACCTTTCCAATCTGGCGTTGATCTTTGGTAACGTCTGCCACGCGAACGTTAAATGTTGCCGCCGCGTTGA